CACTGGGGGCAACATATCCTGCCTTGACTGCATTGATTCGGTCCTGTGCAGCATAGGCCGCATCACGGTTCAGGTCTGCAGCTTCTACCTCAGAGGGTAGAAACGGGTCACCCAGTAATGCAGTAGGACGTATTGGGGCAATCATCCCCAGATAGTCCAGCAGTTCCATATCATCCAGCAATCCAGGTTGTTCCTGAATGGCTAGGGTGCTTCCTCGGCTTCCGTATCGTCTCATGCTGGCATCTGCCCTGGAGGTTGCTGCTGGAACTGTTGTTCGTACATTTGCTGCTGTCGCACCTGATCGACTCGTTCTAGTTCACGGTTTCTCGTCAGTGCATCCAAGAGAGGACTGGCATCAATTGGTTGTCCGTACTTGAAAGAGAGTTCCTTGAGCTTGAGGAAGAGTTCTGCCTCCATCTCATCCCTCTTTCTGTCATCTTCCCGTTTCATTTCCTCGGCACGTTGAGCCACCTCGATCTGTTTTCTCTGGATCTCTGCCTGGGCCAGCATCTCTTCTGGAGAGGGTTGAGGAGGTTCGTTTTGCTGTTGCATGACCTGCTGCATCTGTTGTTGCAACAATGCCTGCATCTGCTGTGGTGGTCGGAGGTAGGAACCTGCCTCTGCACCTAATCCCTGATCTGCAAAGAGACGTTGCAGTGTCGTGTAGTATTGCTCTGGTCCGACGATCGGGTTCAGTGGTCCGTACTGTTGGATCAACATCTCCTGCTTGGCAAGCAGTCCGAGCAGTGCCTGTCGTCGCTCCTCCTCTGAACCTCTGCCCAATGGGAGGGTGATCAGCACATCGTAGTCAGCGAAACTTGCAGGATCGACAGGTACAAACTCACCTCGCAATCTCATCACCGTTGGTTGATCCATGTGCTGGAGAATGAGACCGAGCATTCTCTTGTACAATGGTTTAAAACCGGATTCTGCAATGTTCCGTGCGATCAGTTCCAGACGGGCCTGTGCAGATTTTTGGGTTGCCGAGACTGCAATTGCTGTGGTCGATTGCAGATGTTCTGCATCCAGACCCTGGCTTGCTCGACTGATCCCTGTCCTCTGTTCTTTGATCTCATCCAAATATTGAAGGAGAGGGAATGCGGCTGCTCCCACAAAGGGCATCTCCAGCATTTGGATTGCTCCAGCCTGTCGCATCGGGATCAATGCACCCACCTCATCGTTTGCCAGATCCTCCCAATCGACTGCAGATTCTAGGTAACTGATGCGAGGTCTGGTGCTGAGAGAGAGACTGTCGAGCATGTTCCGCATGACTGCCGATTTGATCCGTTGCACATCTGCCAGTTCGTCATACAAGGACATCCCTCGCCAACTGTGCGGAAGCGGATCTTTTCTGATCAGGATGAAGGGGTGAGAGTCTGCAGGTTCGTTCAGCAGGATTTCATGGGCATTGCCAATCGTGCAGACTCGTCGCAACTCTGGCACACCGTCCCCATCTGCATCCACTCGGACATAACTCTCAACGTACTGGACTAATCGGTTGGCTGGATCTGCATCGGTGTCATCTTCCTCTCTCCAGTTTGGATGTCGCAGATTCCATTCTTCGTTTGATCTAAAATCATCCTCATATCCCTTGTATTGGATGATTTCTTCGTAGGGGTAGCCCAGTTCGACCAGGTCTCCGACTCTCAGCAGTTGTCGATGGGCAATTATTTTTGCATCTTCCAGACTGGTTGCCGTGCGATTGATCAGGAATTCCTCTGGAGGGAGGCATTCTAGTCTTGTTTTGCCCCGTGGTATTCTGCGGGTCAGCACCACATTATAGAGACCTGGTTGTTCCTCGATCTCCTCGGACTGGGTAACTTCAAACCCTTCCTGCACAAACAACCCGATCTGCAGCTCGTCAAGACCCCTCAGTTCTCTGGTCTGGATGTCGTACAGAGTCTCATGCCAGCATTTGATAATTCCTTCACCCTTAATCAAGCAATCTTTCATTGCGTCTGCGAACACACTGTAGGCATTGCTCTGTTGCATCATCCAGTTCACTAGTTCCGTGGCCTGTGCTGCGCCTGCTACATCCTCTGGACCACGGGGAATGAACTCACAGGGTTTTTCATGAGAAAAGAAAACCCGCATCAGAGAGGGGAGGATGCTATGCACCGCATCATGAACGTCCCTAGAGACAACCTGCGATCTGCCTTCCTCTTCCTGTGGGCTGTCTCCAGAGTCAGAGAAGGGACTGCCGAGGTAGTATCTGAAGGAGGATGCTCGGACCGGACTGACCTCGTCGTCAATATGATCGACACTGTCCTGAATGGTTCCTGCGATCCAGGCTTTTAGATCGTCTTCAGTCATCGGAGTGGGGGATTCAGCCATTATTTCTTTCTCGGTTTCTTTGCACCTGCTGCAGCAATGCGGAATGTCTTGTTGCTGGGTCTGCCCTTCTCACCAGGACGGGCCATTCTTTCGCCTGATCCTGCTTTGATTCGTGCTCGTTTCTTGCGGATGTTGTCAAAGAGGTTGGGTTTCTTTTTCATCTCAACAATCCCATTGTTTGCGAGACCAGTAGTTTGCTTTGAGTTTGCTGGTGGACTTGATGCCCCCTGAACGGGCACAGTAGGATTTTTTGCGGGAGGGTTGGTTCTTCTTGATCGTCAAACCACCTTTGACATCACCAAAGCGGACTAGACGGACCTGATCCCCTTCCTTGGCAAGAACCTCAAATTTCTTCTTACCATCGGTGGATCTGCGAGGTTTGTTGTAACCACTAAAGGTCTTACCTCGATATGTGATCGACATCCCATCTCCGGTAATTTGGGTAATTCAAATTACCTGAAACTGGAACAAGGAAACGGAGAAGATGCAAGTAAAAAGTGCAGCACTTTCTTGAATTAGTTCAAATTAATTCGGACTTTCTCGTACTAGTCCCGACTTGTACGGATGTCCAGCCTCTTTTCGCAGAATCTACAGATGGATTGAGTAGGACGGTAGAAGGGGGGTTTGTTCGGTTTGAAGGTCTGGCAACGTCCGCAGAATTTCAGTGCAGGTTCTGCAATCACCTTCTGCAGATACTCCATTTCTGCTCTCAGCTCATACGATCCCTGGTATTCATCCTCCTCATGATCTTCTTCCTTTGGGGGGAGGGACTGCAGTCTCTCCTGCAGTCTTGCAGATAACGGTCTGCGGTGGGGTCTATCCGTCATAACAGTCACATGGGGCATCTTGTTGATAAAACGGGAAACACACTTGTTGGTCTGCAGTTTTTATCAAGTGAGTCCAAGACCAACTTCTTCCCAATCCTTTGACTCCTTCCCCGTCATCATTATCAAAAAACCGTTTCTCTATTGTCATCGCACGATCTTTCAAATCCTGCGGCAAATTCAGAATGTCTTGGGCTTTTGAACTTGGGCAAAAAAAACAAGAAGACTTGCCAGGGAGGGGGAGACCTTCAGACTTGATGATGTCAATACAGTCTTCTCTCCCCCAATCCCAATCCACTAAGGGATAGATGTTCTCAAATTTCTTGTTTGGACTTGGTCTAACCCGTTGGGGTTCATCTGCATCAATGCCCACATATTTTTGAACCTTACCACCTTGCTCCCAAACTTTCTGGCAATCTTCATTGTTGTTGCACCATTGTTCAAAAGGCTGAACCTTGTATTTCTGTGAGCAGGTTTTGAAACCAAACGCTATGGCAGGAAGACTGTTCCTTCTTAATAATTCTTCTTCCAGGGTTTCTTTTCTCCCCCCTTTCTGAACAATCGTAATTCTTGGGAACCCATTGCGCTTGCACCACAACTGCATCCGATCAATGTATTCATAGGTATGCGGTTTCTCTCCTCCCGTGTCTGAGAACACAATGGCATCTGGTCTCTGCTCGTTGTTTCGCAATCCAACTAGCAGTGCTGTGCTGTTTGTCCCTCCTCCATAGGTGACAACCATCATTCCTCGTCCTCCTTGATCCTCGATGGTGTCGGTCCCACTTGATTCTGATACTTCCCTCGGTACGGTCTTTTCGACTGCCCATGAAGGTTGTGCATGACGAGTTGGCAGATCCTCATCATTGGTTTCAGCAACACGGGGGCATTGCTCTGATTCACTAGTTCCAGTGTGATCTGGCCCACAAAACCTGCATCGATAAATCCTGCGTTCTGCACCTGAATCCCCAACCGTCCGACTGAGGATCTGCCATGCACGACCCCACACATGTGGTCTGGGATCTTGATCACCTCATTCGTCGTTGCCAGCACAAACTTGCCTGGCAGCAGGATTGTTGATTCGACTGGTGCGAGTTTGTGGGGGTGATCCTCAGTGACCGTAATATAAGGACGATCTTCGGGTAGGTACGGAATCAGGTAGTCTGACCCCAGAGTCAGATCCACTGAACAGGGTCCGAGGTGGACATCAGAGGGGATGTATCCTGAGTGAATCAGTTCCAATAATTTTTCGTCAGAAAGGACCATTCGGATTGCTCCTATATATATGGTGATGTTTTGCTCAAGGATTTTGCCTTGCTCAGAATCTCCTCAAAACTTTTTTCGGGTAACATGATCTTGGCAATGTCGTAGAACGCAGACAGCAACCCCTGTCCTTGAAGTTGTCGCATATGTTCCATCAATAATTTGCGTTGTGTCCTTTGCTTCCCAATCTTGTAATTGATTCGCTTTAACCAATTCTGATCTAGTTCTGCACGACCTGCCTCAACCTCCATCATCACCGTTACACGATTACTTTCCGCACTGCTCAGTGAACCTTCCAATGCTTCTAACAAACTTTGTTTCTCTTGGTACGTTAAATCCTTGAGGTCAGAAACGGATTCAAAGTAAAATTCTTTTTTGTTTTCTATATGCCATCTTCTGTCGTGATGCTCTGCAAATAACTTGGGTTTCAATGATCTTTTGAGCGTATGCATATAATCCCTATATATATGGTATAAATTTAGGGGGGATTTAGGGGGAGAAGATTTCAATAGTCCTCAAATCCCCTGGAACGATTGAGCCAACCGAACATTGCCCAGAATCCACTGGTAAAATCTGCTGTTGGACCCAAAAACTCTGCTCTCCATTCTGAGATGGTTTCTGTATCAGGATCGATGGAATCTGGGAAATACACCTCCAGGCATTCCGTTTTGCAGAAGTACAAAATCTCTTCTCTTTTCTTGATCCGATAACTGGGGACCTTCCACTTCCCGCATTCCTCGCAGACTTGCTTCCTTGCATCCCTGGGGTCCAACTTGGTGATCAGGGCCGTTGGACCCAACGCACGATGGACTCGGACCTTTACCAGAGACGGGATCACTTGTCTTGGGGGGATTTGGTTGGAAAAAGTTGGAACCTCAAACGACTCCTCCCACGTTCCTCCTGCGACCTCGACTCCTTCTTCTGTACTGTCCAGATGCTCCTGCTGCAGATGATGCGAAGGTGAGTACCAAGGAATCTGCAAAGTCAGTTGATCTGCCCAACCTCTTCTTCGTTTCGGCCTTGCTCTCCACCAGCATCTTGCCGGATGAGTTGAACGAATACCTTGGCGCAGTCAGATCGGCAATGAGTGAGTCATCGTTTGGGATCTGCACCTCCTCGTTGAACCAGGACTTCGTCAGGTCCCAGAGTTCTGCTCTCAGGTTCGCATATCGGTCTGCCATTGCAGGGGATTCGGAGACATTGACCCCTCTGGCACTGATGTCCAACTCTCTGAGACGATCCAAGACCCCTGCACCCAGACCAATACTGTCCACCAGGATCTCATCCGGTGGTTCGTCTGTCGTGTTGAGGAGATCCAGCACTCGGCCTGAGAGTTCCATCAATGAGAGTTTCTTCCAACTCTGGAGGGAAACCAGGTGACGACCTTTTCGGATACAAAGTACAGAAGCATCATCTCCGTATCGTGCGACATCTAATCCCCAGACCACGGGGGTGTTCTCCGGTTGCTCGACGGTTCTCTTGGATGCTTGCTCCACGGCATGGAGGGAGATCAAAGTGTCGTCCTCGGCTAGAGGAAACTCCCCGTAGCATCGAACTCTCATCGCATTGGAGTCTGCACCGTACTTGACCTCCATCTCCTTGATGAAGTCCTCACTGACTAGATGGGAATCTTCGCAACTGACCTGCTTCGTCCACCAGCTGTCCCGCAGTCTCGTATGGGTCTCAAAGAAATACCCAGAGGACCTCGTTGGGTTGCCCAGCAGGATCGTTGTGGCATTCTTCCCAGACATGCTCCCGTAGGCGGCCTCAAATACTGACTCTGGAACCCCAGATGCCTCATCCACTACCAACAACACATGCTCGGCATGGACTCCTGCCAACGATTCTGGAGATTCCGATCTTGATGTTCTTGCACTGATGAATGCCTCGGTGGGACTTGCTGCCAGTTCAATCCGGTCTGACTTCATCTCCAGCAGGTTCCTCAACGGGGAGGGCAACTCCTTGATCCAGCGTTTGCACTCGGCAAACAGAGCATCAAAGAGTTGGCTTGCTGTCGGTGCTGTTACCACCACCTTGCAGGGGTAACGGGTGAGGAGATACCAGATCATCAACCAGGACGCACAGGAACTCTTACCGACTCCGTGTCCAGAGCGGATGCTCAACCTTCTGTGCTTCTCGGCAACGGCCTGCATCACCTCCCGTTGCCAGTCCTGGGGGGTGACGTTCAACAAATCTTCCACAAACTCGGCAGGTCTGTCTGCGTATAAGAGGACGGATTCACTCAGATTCATCGATTTCCTTCATACATCTGATCAGTTCGTAGGCGATCTGGGGCACAATCGCATTGCCCAGGGCCTTCAGTCGTGCGGTCCGGTTCTTCTTCTCCGTGGTCACTCTGGGGATTCCTTCCTCCCAGGATCCATCTCCCCATCGTCGAGGGAAGTCCAACCCTTCGGATAGCCCATCAAAGCCTCGACCCAGGTTGGATTCAAAGTACCTTCCCCCGTGTTCCGTACCTCTGGATGATTGCCCAGCATCCTCTGCATCTTGCCACTGGCAGTCCCTGCTGCGTCCTCGTTTGCTGTCGGAGTGGGCCACATCCGTGCCGCATTCGCCAGGGTCAACCCGAATCCGTTGCCGTTCCCTGAGCTCTCCTTGCAACGAGCTCGTCTTTCCAGCATCTTGTCCAGATCCTTCGTCTCGTACTGATTGGCACTGGGAGTGGGCCACATCCCTCGATGAACTGCCTGCACCTGCTCCGATAGATTCTGCTGTCCCTTGTCCAACCGATTCTGAATGCTCCGATCCTTTGTCCCTGATCCTGCACCCTTGAAGTCCGTTGCTCGAGGGGTTGCCCACATCTGGACCTGGACTGCCAACCCTATCTGCTTGCCCCTTTCCATTTCTTTGCGTGCCGCTTCCTGACTGACTCCCGTGTGCGCTCCCCCTCCTACTTGTGGAGTCGCCCACATCCTTGGCGATGATCCAGCATCTTTGACGGATGTGGAGGGCATTCTTGCCACAAGCTGGAACCATAATCGTCCTGCAGGTGTAGCCTTCACTTTCCAGGTCAAGTAGCACCTCGTCGAGTCCCAAATTGATGTGGCCAGCAACATTCTCAGCAAGGACCCAAGACGGTCTTGCCTGTGTAATGACTCTAAACATCTCCGGCCAGAGGTGTCGCACATCTTCCTTGCCTTTGCGCTTCCCACTGAGTGAAAAGGGCTGGCAAGGGTAACCACCTGTGAGGAGATCGACTCCTCGGAAGGGGGTTGCGTCAAAGTCGTGGATGTCCCCAAAGAGGGGTACACCTGGGAACTGCTTTGAAAGAACTCGCCTTGGATAATCCTCATATTCCACGAACCCCACGGTTTGAATGTTGTTCCATCGGCAGGCAAGAGCAAACCCACCTATGCCACTGAAGAGATCGAGGTGTGTTCTCATCAGTCCTGAAAATCATCAATCACGATCATCCCCTCTTCTCCCCAGACCTTCTCGGCACTGATCTTCCAGATGCTGCTGTCCTCCTCTCGGAGACAGTCAAAGGATTTGATGAAGTTGTCCAGGTCTGGTCTCTGACGGTGGGGGGTGCTGACCATCTGCAGGCGTTTGCGTTTGCTCCAACTGTTTGGCATCGGGACAATGAATCGTACATGGAAGGCATCTGGCAACTCCCAATCTCCGCACTGCTGTCTCATGGCATCCGCAAAGGCACGGTAGGCCAGGACCGAGGGCCTGCGTCTCCATCGGTCTGCCCTCGTCATCCTCGGCTTGGGTTGTGGGCAAATTTTGAAAATTTTTAGCATGGGTCAGGTCTTCTTCTTCTTGCCACGGGTAGGGGAGGTCTCTGCCTGTGGGATCTTCTGCTGGTAGTCTGCATCTCGATGGTCTGGGTCTAACTTGTGGAAACTCTCTGTGAAATACTGCAGTTCCAGACGAATCCCATCCACCTTGAACACATACCCCTTGCTGCAGTGATGACAGACACTGTGAATGACTGGCATGGAATTGATCCAACCTGCATACATGATCTCTGCATCCGTCCGGTTGATGTGTCCACAGTGCGGACACTCCGACTCAATTGCCGTTACCTGCACGTTGCAGTCTCGTCCGTTCAGCTCACTCATCTCATCCATCCAGTCGGTCCTGTTGAAATGAAAGTTCTTCTCGGCTGGTTCCACGGGAGTGCCTGGTCTATAAGGTTCGTAGGCTTTTGTTGCTCCTGAAACGATTTTTGGAGGCATTGGTTATTCTGGAAATAGGTTGGAGAGGTAGAGGGGTGCGCCACCGCACCACCCCCTCGGTTCGGCCACCCCAGGGGGGGGGTCTGCGAAAAATCTGAGTCTGGTGCATATCTAAGGAACCGACAACCCAGTGTTTATGCGGCCTCATCCTCGATCTGGCCCGTACTAGCCAACAAACTAGCCAACAAATTGGGTTGATAAAGGACATAATCTATATGTTCGATAATATATGTTAGCGAACTCATACCCCAGTATTTATGCGGCATAGAGCAGATAAAAGGCCGATAAAAATATTATCAGGATCACGCACACGTTAACCCTCTTTTTCTTCCTTTCCCTTCCCATCTTCCAGCTTCTTTTGATCATCGAGTCTTGCCTGAACCTTGGCTTTTACAGCAGCAAGATGCTTGGATTGCTCATCATTCA